TACCACTACGGTAGAAGACTCATCGAATACCCCTTCACTCTTTCCTAGTAGTTCGAGCGCCCTCACCCGTGTGGATGGCGGGTTGCTATCGTCCATCGCTTCAGACTTGAGGCGTTCGAGAATCCACTTGGCGTTTAGCTTTTCGTGGGTGCGCTTGGCTTCTTTCTTATCAGCCTTTAGGTCATCGATAGCTTGGCGGACGTGGTCCTTTTTTGCGAGTCGTGACGCCAGTACGTTGACGGTCGCATCCTTACCCTTGGTCTCATACGCTTTTTTGTAAGCGTCAGAATAGGACAAGCCGGACGCTACAAATCCGGCAAATGCGCTTTGTTTAGGGGTTAGCCCTTTAGGTATAGCCATATCCCAAGATAAACGCTAAGACTTAGCCGTCAATATCTTGAAGAGTGTTGACACCTGTATTGACATTTCTTATATTAGTGCGTAGGTGTAGGGCTTGGGAGACACCAAGCCAACTAATAATTAGTTAAAAGGAGAAAAAAATGAGCAAATCACCCGCCGAAGAGCGATACTGGGCACTAGTGTCGCGGTTGGAGGAGGTCGAGGTTGAGGTCGAAGAACAGCGCGGACTACGCCGACACGACATCTATCTCACAGACGGCGCTATTGATTGGGAGAACACCGCCGACAGCACGGATGCAGAAGGCAAGCCATTGGTCGAGGGTACTGACGCTTGGTGGCAAATGATGTACGCACAAGCCGTGTCTATGGCCGGTGACGAAGCGAAAGAGCAGAACATTGATATCAACTCGTACTTCGCAAAACCGATCTACTAATAATTAGTTAAGTTGACCCCCCTCTTGGTGACTCTTGAGGGGGGTTGACATTTGTATTGATATGTGTTAGCTTTAATATGTTAAAGAATGCCTAGTAACTAGCCCAACTAATAATTAGTTGGCTCAAAAAAAGGAAAAGAATCATGTTTGTAGACCTACCAACGCCGCCAGTACCGGAAGGTGGTAAGACTTACAGGCTCAGCAGTAACCCGCTCGTGTACACGCCGGGAATTCTGGTGTGGTGGCAGGGAATGGCTCAGGATAACATGGACCAAGCCATGCATCAGTTTGGCTCCGCGTTTCCTACCGTGCCCGAAGCGGTGCGGGAGGATGTATTGACGGGTGCGCTACCCGTAGAGGTTGAGGATGAAAGCGTGATTATAGCGGTGCCGGAAGATCATCGCTGTTGGGAAAATTGGGAATCCTACAACCGGATGTAATCCAACTAATAATTAGTTGAGGGGTGTTGACAAGTATCTTGACATCTATTAGCTTTAGTGTGTAGGATGAAGTACGGGGGATGAGACAGGTTTCGACATCTCGTAAGACCCGCAAGGGTACGGGATGGACCTCGGTTCGAGTCCGAGCATCTCCACTAATAATTAGTTCACCGCCAAAAGAGGAGGCCTCATGGCTTGGCGCAGAGATGTAGGACAGTATGTCGATCTCTTTAGTGAGATCAAAAGAGAACACTTGACCGTGTGGCTGAAGGCTAGACAAGCCAACAGCGTAAACTCAGCCTACTGGGCGTTGAAGCACGCGCTACCGGACGCGCATATACCGCGCCCCGCTGTACGATTGAAGGCGCATCAAGAAAAGTTTCTCAGCACTACAGGACAGTACACCTTGGGTTACTCGGACCCAAGAGATCTTTCACACAACTAATAATTAGTTGAAAGGAAAAGTATGATCGGGTCTATTGACCTAGCGGTGCCTTATTATCAGAACCAACGTAAAACGTTAGGAGTCAATTCGATGCCATGTAACACTTCGGGTAATGCCGAAGACAGGCGGGGTAACCCGTCGCACCAAGCGCGTCCCCATGGCGGTATCACATGGGTGACAATGGTGCAGAGGGGCGAGGTTGCGTTTACAGATTCAATGGGTTGATGCCGACCTTGGGCGCAACTTCCGACCTCTCATCATCACTAATTATTAGTTGACCCAAAAGGGAGGGGGCAACATGGAACACTTGTTCACGAGAACAGGACGGGCACGATACAATTCGGTGGTGGTCTATGAAGGGCCATCTCGAATCGATGGCAAGCCGATTGTGGTATTTGTTACAGGGCTTCGAGCCTCGAACAATTCCAAAACTGGCAATATGGTCCAGTCTCACATTGTCCGATCCGACATGAGCCCGATGGAAGCGCTCAAGACTGGCGGTGATGCGTCGATTTGTGGGGCGTGCCCATTGCGCCCACAAGGGTACGATGGCGTAAAGTACTGGGACCGTGGGTGTTACGTTAATGCCGGTCAAGCACCCCTTGCGCTCTATCGGGCATATGTAGCGGGTAACATTCCCAAGGTAACGCCATCCGAATTGTCGGCTCTTACTACGGGCAGGATGACTAGGCTTGGTAGCTACGGTGATCCGGCGGCGGTGCCCATGTGGGTATGGGAGGCGTTCACCCGCTACGCCAAGGGCCATACAGGATACACGCACCAATGGCGCAGCCCTAAGCTGAGAGATGTCTTGAAATGGTGTCAGGTGTCAGCAGACTCACCCGAGGACGCTAGAGCGGCTCGTCGTGCGGGTGTGGGTAGCTTCCGAGTCACGAGACCGAACGAAGAGGTGATGTCTTTCGAGACCGTGTGTCCTGCATCGGAAGAGGCCGGACGGGTGGCAACGTGTCAGGATTGCGGTATGTGCTCAGGCCTAGACGGTGCGTCGGTAGTGATCGCTCCGCATGGCATCGGTAAGGGTAGCGTTCGCAAAAACAATCGAAGGGCCGTGGATCTCCCCGTGTTGAACGAAGCACGGGCCGAGGCTCACAACTAATTATTAGTTGACTTAAAAAAAAGGAAACGACAAATGAACGAGATTTATCTACAAGTTGAAAACCAAGAGCAAGTTGACAGGATTCTTGCAGTACTACAAGAAGCAGAAGAGCAGGGTGAGCTAGACTTTCCTTTCACCACGCGGACAGCCCTTAGTGAGGGGCAAGACCTGCGAGAAGCGTTGGCAGAGGCGAGCATATCTATCGCTTGTGCTTTGGATGAAGCCCCAAGCACCGAAGACTTGGAGCACATCCAAAGTAAAATCACGGAGGTCGAAAACCTCATGGCACCTATTAAGCGCGAAGACCTTAAGGGATGGTGATTGACGGGGGTTGACACTATATTGATCCTTAACTAATTATTAGTTGACTTAAAAAAGGAAAGTAAAATGCTTAACGCCGGAAAAGTAAAAAGGATAAGGGGGCCGTTCGGCGTCAGGCTGATCATCGCCCCTCGCGAAGCGGTTCCCCACATAGGCAGGTTCGGAGCAAGGAGGACACCGCTTATGGGTGGTTACGTTCGCAGAGTTGGACGCCTATTGATTCTTTCGAGTCATTAAACAATGTGATAGTTGATGGGGGTTGACACCATATTGATTCCTATTAGCTTTGGTATGTAGGATGCAGTGCTTCACTAATTATTAGTTGACTTAAAAAAAGGAAACGACAAATGAGAAGAGATCAGGAAATCAACGTGGCGGGGCCATCCACGATAAACTTCGGCGTGGATGCCATGGCACTATGGGAGGCGGTGCTAGAGGCAGTTACTAACAGGGGCTTTGAGCGCGACGGGAACGCTGTCTGGATAAGTGCGAGCGTTACAACCCTTATATCCGATTGGTTGGATAATGACTCAAGACAGGTACAGGAGTCGCTTTGCCATCTCATTCCAAACGCGAGACGGCTACATAGAACCCACTCAATCTTCTATACTGATCAATCTTGGGACGTTGGCTTCTGCCCTTGGTTCATCGAACACGCCATTGACTGGACAGACATTACAATTAAGACCAAGTATATAGACCTTATCGTGGAACAATACAACAGGGAGCAGAGCGATGGCTAAACATACAGTGAAGATCACCGAGACCCATGTGTGGACAGTGGTGGTGGATGCCCCGTGTCTGGTAGATGCCGAGGAGGCGGTGATGCAGAAGTTTGCTCATATCACCCTCAGCTATCCCGAAAACCCTGACACGGTTTACGAGAAGATTGAGGAGAACATCCCTCACGCTATATCGGCGGGGCTTCGCCCCCTAGTGTCCGAGGAGTCTCAACACTGGGAAGAGGTAAGGCTTGTCAAAGATATCTCCGAGTCGTTGCAGTTCGGAGGCAGTGAACGAGAGTACGAAACTAATTATTAGTTGACTAAAAAAAAGGAGAGAGACATGGCGGGTACAATTGACTGCCTTGCATTCATGCAAAGCTCAACCGCAAGGCGTATGGGATACTTGAAGAGCCAGTATCTGGGGCCTAACAACACCGACAACTGGATGTCAGGTATGACAATAGAGCACAGGTTGCCACAGACTGCGCGTCACGCACTAGCCAAGTATGTGCCGAGTGACGCTGAAATGAAAGCAATTAGAAAGTTACGCATCGTAACGGGTTCACTGTCAGGGTAACTCGATGAAAAAAATAATTTTCTACGCTCTGTTTTTTCTGGCGGGCTGTACCGATCCTGACATTCCCATCGTGGAGGTGGTGCCAGTTTATGCGGAGCCCGATCCCATCGCATTGTTCTTGGGCCAGACTCGTTGGCCGTGTTCAGGTGATGGCTGTGCAAACGGCGAGGCTATCGACAGGATAGCGAACAGCATATGGTCTGCAAGCGAAAAGCATGACCTGTCTGTGCCGTTGCTTGTCGGGGTCTTGATGGTGGAGAACCCTTGGCTTGATACAACGGCGGTAAGTCACGCCGGAGCTATAGGCTTGTACCAAGTCATGCCACTTCATGAGAACGAGTGGGGCTGCGAAGGCACCATGCAGAGCGTAGACGGCTCTGTATGCAGGGGTGCCTCTGTCCTGTCGGAAATGATGCAAAGGCATGGTAACGAGCGCGATGCCTTGCTTGGGTACAATGGATGCCGAAGCGCCGGATGCCAGAGCTATCATGGCAAAGTTGTCGAAAGATCAGAACAGTTCTCAGGGCTCGACAGCTAGTGAGGGGAGTTGACATAAATTTTACTTCAATTATCTTTATGTAGGTTCAGTAAACCGAACTAATTATTAGTTCACAAAAAGGAGAGCGTGATGACACGCATTGAAACACGACCGGACATTCCTCCGGCAGTAAGTGTCAAGCAGTACATCGACATCTTAAAGAGGGTTCTCTGGCCCGTACGATCCAAGCTAATGGGCTTGGTGCTAGGACCGCCGGGGCAGGGCAAGACTCAGGCTACCGAGCAGTTTTCGGTACAGCAAGCCGAGCGATCCAATAGGCGTTGGGTCAACATCCGTCACGGCAGAGCGCAGGACGGTGACCACATCTTCTTGCGGGTCAACTGTTCAGGCATGGCTCGTGAGGACTTCTTTATGCCATGGCTAAACCAGTCGGCGCAGTCGTTTCAAATGTACATCGTTGAAACGCTGAAGTACCTTGCCGAGTTGGACGACATTGAGGGAGTCATCTTGTTTGATGAGGCACCGAAGAACATTGACCTGAATGCGATCTATGCAGAGATCGGACACGAGCGAACCCTTGGTTGGAACTGGTCGCTCCATTCTGGGATCTTGATTGTTATGACAGGCAACAGGGTTGAGGACAATGCCGGTGCTTACGAGATGACCGCTGACGTTCAGGACAGATCGCTAGTATTGAATGTCTTGGGCACCGCACAGGACTTTGTGGACCACATGGGGACTCGCTTGAGCCCTCTGTTCAGGACGGCCTGTCTGTTCTTCCCCGAGAAAGAGTTGTTTGATTTCGGCTCACCTCCATCGTTGCCAAGCCAGACCAACTCCTTTCGGTCAACGGAGGTGCTCAACGAGATCGTTGCCATCAAGGATTGGACAGCAGAGAACGGCGAGGTTGTCAAAGGTTGGAACTGGAGCGAGGGTCACCTGCGAACAGCGGGTGCAGGTGTCGTCGGTCGTACCGCCTTTCAAACCTTCTCTGCGACACAAGGGTTTGAGGGTGATATGTCAGTGGTGATACCACTACTCGAAGACCCCAGTGGCAACGCCGATGAGATACGAAACATATTCATGGAGGACTCCATGGATATGGGCAAGGCACTTGAGGACTTCAAGTTCGCGGCGATGGCCCTCATGGTTGGCAGGGTTGTTGAAGACGGTCTGACCAAGGACCAGAGACGCACCGCTTGGTCAAATGCACATGAGTTCATGTCAATCATCTGCGACAATGAGATGACTGAAACCTTCCAGAGGATGGTTTTCCTGACGCACCCCGAACTCAAGAACACTGCCGAAGCCGGCGTCCACCGAGCCGGTGTGGGCGACAACTACTAATTATTAGTTAAGGAGGATTTTATGAAGACCAGTATTTCCGATGAGCAGTGGGGCGAGATCCTTGAGCGCCATGCTGACGGCCACATCTTCGTGGCTCACTCATCAACCGTGTGGCAGAACAAGGGAAGCGACAAGACGTTGCGTGAGCAGATGATTGCTTCGGGGGCTGACCCCAAGCGAGCAAACGTCACGTTCACACGCATGGAGAACCAGTACACCACCCGTTTCAACAAGGCTAGGCGTCAGGCCAAGGAGATTCTAGAGGAGAAGGGGATGGCGTGGTCTACCAAGAAGCGCGGCGAGGCGCGTAACAGCAACAACGTTGGTGGCTTCTTGATACGGATTGAAGACTGGCGCGAGATCAGTGAACAGATACAGAAAGCTTTCGAGGCTTGGGAGACCGCCATAATGCAAGACGTTATTCAGCGGTACCCTGACCACGTTAGAGATGGCATGAGAGCTTATCGGGCACTGACTAAGGGTCAGTACGAAATGTCTGAGGCCCAACTGGCCAAGCACTACCCGCCAGTAGATGAAGTGCGTGCCAAGTTTACTTGGGATGTCTACAAGGAGGGCGTCAACACTGACACGCCGAGCCACGAGCAACTCAAGGGAGAGCACAGCGAGTTGTTCCGTTCGATTGCCGAGGACGCCGTCGAGCGACAGAAGCAAGGCGTATGCAATGTCATCGAAGACTTGGTTGGTGATGTCATGGCCTTAGCTGACAAGCAGTCGAACATGATTCGTCAGTACGACCCTGACACAGAAAACCAACGTGACGGCAACACCCTCCCGTACAAGAACGATTGGGAGAAGCTACCTCAGATGGCAAAGAAGTTGGAAGATTGGGAGAGAAGTTTTTACGGGGGCACTGGCCCCATGGCTGATCTTGCCGGAGAGGTACGGTCACTGCACAAGCGTCTAACCAATATGTCGGGAGACGACATGGGCGAGATGCGCGGGATACTTGGCGGCGAGGATAGCTCCGCAAGAGACGAGGTGTCGGAACGACTCGATGACCTTGGTGACACCGCCTCGTCAGTGTTGGGCAAGATGCTACTGTCTTAAATAAAAAAACAAGGAGGAATTATGACTGACGAAGAGATCGTTGAGCGTGGTCTATCAATCGCTGAGGCGCTTGTAAGTGACGGCGCCCCAGAGTTGACAGACCTTGAGGAAAAGCAATTAAAGCGAGCCAAGTATCACAAGGCTGAACTGTGCGAGGAGATACCTCGCAACGCAATACTTGCGGGGCCGGTACCACTGGTTGCAGATCGCAGTCAGCCCACATGGGCCACAGACGGTGAGACGCATTACATGAATCCCTCTTGGACAGCCAAGAGAACCTCTGCCGAAATCAGGGGCGTGCAACAGCACGAGATCAAGCACGACCAGTCGCTTCACTCTGTAAGGTTTCCGATCTGGATGGAGCGGCACGAAGGCACGCTTCCTGTTGGGGAGTTGGCAAAGATATGGAACGTTGCTTGCGACTACATCATCAATGGCAGGCTCGTTGAGTCTCCGGGGTGGAAGAGCGGTTGGATCTCCCTACCAGAGGGGTTCCTTCTTCACCCGAAGTACTCTAAGGGTACATCGTGGACAGCCGAGAGGGTTGCTGACGAGCTTCTTACCGAGCGTGTGCTAAACCCCCCGCCCAAGGGGCCCGAGCCACAGCGTGGTCCACCCACCAGTGGCGGCGACCCTGACGGCAGGAAACAACAGCAACAAGACATTACAGACTTTGATGAGAAGGGGCACAGCGCCGTGCTTCCATCCAAGAACATTGACATTCACGATCCCGAGCAGATACAAAAAGCTGTAGACGAAATGCAGGAGCGCATCGCTCGTGCAGAGATATTTGAGAAGTCGGTGGGCGTCGGAGCGGGTTCTGACATAAGTATGGTGGACAACTCAGACCTAACAGCAAACCTCGTCCCCGAGCGTCAGCTTGCACGGTTCATTCAAAACAACCTTCGCGGTGGCCGGTCATGGCGCAGACCCAACAAAAGATTTATTCCAAATAATATTTATATGCCGGGGCGGAACAGGTTGCCCGGAACCGTGTGGGTTTGTTGGGACTCTTCGGCGTCTGTTGACGAGGTGGAGCAAGCGGGATTCCGACACAACCTTCTGACCCACTCTGCTAGGATGGGCATAGACCGGATCATGGTGTCGTATGTGGACAGCAGAGTTCACATCAATCCAGACACAAACAAGCCTTGGTTTGAGCACCGCACAAGCAGAGGCACGAATGCACACAACATAAACTTCTCTAGGCGAGGTGGAGGGGGTACATCGTTTGACCCAATCTTTAAGTACCTAGAGAAGAACAACGACGGCGTGAATGGTTTGATCTACCTAACCGATGGGTACGGATATGTTCACGTCGACGAGCCTAGCTTTCCTGTCCTGTGGGTAACGACTCACGTTGCCCCAACGTTTATGAACCAAGGGCAGTGGGGCGAGGTTGCATACATCTAATTATTAGTTGACTTAAAAAGGAGAAGGACTATGAGTATTGCCAATCAGGATCACAGCTTTCACAAGATCCTTGAACTAATGGAGGAGGCGGCAGACGAGCACGGCACTCAAGTAGTTTATGTAGATGATTGTGACGGCATAAACTCAGAAGCGCCTCAGTTTTACGAAAAATTTATAATAGATAGTTACGGAAGATTTATGATTCCGGTAACGATAAACGGCGAGGAGTGGTAACATGAGCAAAGAAAATAACAAAGACGATATGGACCTAAGTATTGCGGCAGAACTCAAGAAGCGTGGCGATATGCCAATGCCCATGTTTCGTGACTTTGTCGGTTACGTTTCGGACATTGATCCCCATGGCGACATCAACTTGGTGCGCCATGACTGGAACTGTCTTGTGTGTATGGACGTTAGCGATGAGTTCATTCAACTCTTGAATAGATTAGGCGAGAAGGGACTGCTTGTATCAAGAAGGATGGATCACATGGAGGCCATTTTTGTACATGCATATGACGGCGTTGAAATGTACAACTTACCTGTCGCCAACAAGATCCCTAAAAACGGCTACAAGAAGAGACGGTGGGCTCCTGTTTTAGTCAAAGCCGCAGAGACTGTTCCTTACCCCTCACCTGACCCAAGAGGTAGCCATGAAACTTGATACTAGACAGCCACTGCTAGAGCGAATCAGTGATGCGCTTGAGAATCTGGCAGACGATGCATCCACGATCCTTAATGAAGGAATGGCAGAGGTCAACTGGACCGCACTGGATGAACACGCAGGGGAAGCAGTTGACGCCGTAAACTTCTTGGATCAGTGGGCGGCTCACGCACAACAGTCGGTGTCGTCGTTAACCAATGCGCTTCAAGATCTTCAAGACAATGAAGCATGGTACCGGATGCACTCCAGTCACCGAGCCTTAATACGATCAGCCTTGATCGATTTAAATTCTATATCCTTATGGACTAGGCCAAGAGAGCCTGAGTCCCCACTTTGTTTATGCAGGGAAGTCAATGAGTAGACAAGGCCTTAAAATGCAAGACTTAACAGACGATGAAGGATTAATTGAAACCGAAGAAATAATTTTACACTCAGTTCACGACATCCTTCAGGTTGTAAAAGCGTGGTGTGAAGCCGACGCCAGAAAGAATGATGCATATGAAGGCCGGGTCCACATGGTTGACTTTTGTCTTCAGCAAATAGAAAGGTTGATGATCCCCCCGCCCACTCAATTTGATTAGTGAGCTAACTTAAAAAACAGAGGTGTACAATGAGAACGTCTAGTGCAAGAAGAGTAAGAAACAAGGCTTTAGTGAGGTCGGTTCTTAGTGGGCACGACCCCCTCTTGGTTACCAAGTCTGGGGCTATGGAGTTGTGGGTTTGCCAAAACTGTGATGCGTTGATTGACTGTTGGGACAGCCCTGCTATTGTGAATGGCCCAATGCAGTTTACGACGTGTCCCGAGCGTAAACTTGGAC